GCCGCCGCCGATTACGAGGCCGAGAAGCAGCGCGGCAAGCTGGCCGAGGCGCTGGGCGGCGAGACGCAGTTCAAGCGCCTGGCGCCGCAGATCGCCGCCTGGGGCCGCGCCAATCTGCCGCCGGGTGTCTTCGAGGCGCTCTCCACCACCGCCGAGGGCGTGCTGGCGCTGCATGGCATGATGGCCAAGGCCGAACCCAGCTTGGCGCGCGAGGCCGAGCCCGCCGGCAGCGTGGACGAGCAGGCGCTGCGCAAGATGATGCGCGACCCGCGCTACTGGCGCACCCGGGAGCCGGAATACGTCAAGCGCGTGACCGAAGGCTTCAAGCGGCTGTTCGGCAACAGCTGAGCCGATAGCTGCAGGGTTCTGTAGCCCCGCTCGCCCTGCCGCGGCGGGCCGCTGGCGCGGTGCATGAGCACCCCGGCTGCCCGCATCCCCGAAATCCGCCTCGCCCAACCCGCAATGGCGGACGCGATGGCGCGCGCGCATCGCCGGCCCTGGTACAGGGACCAACCGCGCGGTGCGGGCATCACCCCCAGAAGTCTTCTTCAAGGAACATCCGATGTCCGCCACGATCGACCAGGTTTTCGCGAAGCAGTTCGAGTCCGAGGTGCATGAGGCCTATCAGCGCCAGGGCAGCAAGCTGCGCCCCACGGTGCGCAGCAAGAACGGCGTGCGTGGCGCCTCCACCGTGTTCCCCATCGTCGGCCGTGGCACGGCGGCGGCGAAGGCGCGCAACGGCAGCGTGCCGGTGATGAACCTGTCGCATTCCCATGTGGAATGCTTCCTGCAGGACTACTATGCCGGCGAATGGATCGACCGCCTGGACGAGCTGAAGACCAATATCGACGAGCGCGCCGTGGTGGCCAATGCCGGCGCCTATGCGCTGGGCCGCAAGACGGATGAGCTGATCATCTCCGCCATGGATGCCGGCACCCGGGAGGCTATCGGCACCGCCGCCGGCACCACGGATACCGATGGGCTGACCAAGGCCAAGGTGCTGCTGGCCTTTGAGATGCTGGGCGCGGCCGATGTGCCGGATGACGGCAACCGCTTTGCCATCGTCGGCTGGAAGCAGTGGAGCGACCTGCTGCAGATTCCCGAATTCGCCAATACGCAGTATGTCGGCGATGACGAGCTGCCCTGGAAGGGCACGCAGGCCAAGCGCTGGCTGGGCGCGACCTGGATGCCGCATTCCGGCCTGACCAAGAGCGGCAACCTGCGCTTCTGCTACTTCTACCACAAGACCGCGATCGGCCATGGCGTGGCGCAGGAAGTTGCCACCGACATCACCTGGCACGGTGATCGCGCGGCCTATTTCGTCAACAACATGATGAGCCAGGGCGCGGTGCTGGTCGATGAGACCGGCGTGGTGCGGATGCGCGCCTTCGAGGCGTAAGCGCGGCATGGCCGGGGGTTCCTGCCCCCGGCCAGCTTCCTCTTCCTTCACCGCCGATCAGGAGTTCTGCCGATGGCGCTCTCTGCTCTCGTCCTCTGCTCGCGCGCGCTCCTCAAGATCGGCGCGCAGCCTGTCGCCTCCTTCGATGAAGGCACCGCCGAGGCGGAGGTGGCGGCGAATCTCTACTCCGCCGTGCGCGACGCGATGCTCTCCTCCCACCCCTGGAGCTTCGCCACCGGTCAGATGGACCTGCCGCGCCTGGCGGAAGTGCCCTTTGCCGATTACCACTACGCCTACCAGATGCCGGCGGATTCCCTGCGCGTGCTCTCCGCCGGCAGCGGCGGCGCCGGGCGCGGGTTGTTCTACCGCCTGCATGAGCAGCGGCTGCATACCGATGCTGATCAGGTGACGCTGACCTACGTGTTCCGGCCTGAGGAAAGCGAGTTTCCGCCTTTCTTCGCCGCCGCGTTGGCGACGCGTCTGGCCGCCGAGTTCTGCATCCCGCTGACCGAAAGCACCTCGCGCGCCGAGATGCTGCACCGGATGGCCGATGGCGAGTTCCGGGCTGCCCGGCTGGCCGACAGCCAGCAGGCCACGGTCAAGGCCATCGAGGACTTTCCCTTGATCATGGCGCGGGGGTGAGATCATGGCCATGGGCCGCAGCGTCAAGACCAGCTTCACCGCGGGAGAACTCGGCGACCAGCTTCTGGGCCGGGGTGACCTGCGCGCCTTCGAGAACGGCGCGCGGCGCCTGCGCAATGTCTTTATCCAACCCACCGGTGGCGTGACGCGCCGCCCCGGCCTGCGTCATGTCGCGCTGCTGCCCGGCAAGGCGCGGCTGGTCGCCTTCGAATTCAACACGGAACAGACCTATCTGCTGGTGCTGACAGACCGGCTGCTGCAGGTCTTCATGGGAGACGCGCTGGCGGCGCAACTGGCGACACCCTGGACGGAAGGCATGTTGGACAACATCGCCTATACCCAGAGCGCCGATACGCTTCTGGTGGTGCATCCGGACCTGCCGCCGCAACGCATCAGCCGCAGCAGCCACACCGCCTGGAACATTGCCGGCTGGTCCTTTGTGGAACAGCCCTTTCACCGTTTTGTGCCGCCAGGTGTCACCCTTGCCAGCAGCGCGACGACGGGTGCGGTGACGCTGACCGCTAGCGCGGACGTGTTCCAGCCCGGCCATGCCGATACGCTGCTGCGCATCGGCCAGAAGAAAGTGCTGGTGACGGAAGTCATCTCGCCCACCATGGCGCGTGCGGTGGTGCAGCAGCCGCTGGACGGCATGGCCGCCACCCCCGACTGGGACGAGGCCGCCTTCAGCGCCGCGCGTGGCTGGCCGGTCGCCGTCTGCTTCCATCAGGACAGGCTGGTCGTTGGTGGCGCGCGCGACCTGCCGAACCGGCTCTGGCTCTCCCGCTCCGGCGATCTGTTCAACTTCGACCTGGGCACCGGCCTGGATGACCAGGCGATCGAATTCGGCCTGCTGTCGGATCAGGTGAATGCCATTCGCGCGGTTTTTTCCGGCCGGCATCTTCAGGTCTTCACCTCGGGCGCCGAATGGATGGTGACGGGCGATCCGATGACGCCGGCCTCCATCCAGCTGCACCGGCAGACGCGCATCGGCTCGCCTGTCACGCGCATGATCCAGCCGGTGGATGTCGATGGCAGCACCATCTTCATCTCGCGCGCGGGGCAGGGGATCTACGAATATGCCTATACCGACGTGCAGCAGGCCTACCAGGCCAGCGACCTGGCGCTGGTGGCGCGGCATCTGGTGCAGACACCAGTGGCCATGGCTTACGACCAGACCCGGCGGCTGCTGCATGTCGCGATGGAAGGCGGTTGGCTTGCCACGCTGACGCTTTATCGCACTGAGCAGGTCACGGCCTGGACACGGCAGGATACCGAAGGGCGCTTTTCATCGCTGGCCGAGATCGATGGCACCGTCTGGTGCGTCACCTTCCGCATCGGCGGTTGGCGGCTGGAGCGTTTCGATGATGCCCTGGCGGTGGATGCCGGCCTGACCGGTGAGAGCGGCAGCGAGAAGACCAACTGGGCAGGTCTGGACCATCTGCCGGGGGCAGCCGTGCAGGTGGTGGCTGATGGCGCGCCACGCGGTCCCGTTCCGGTGGTCCGCGGCGCCGTGACGCTGGATGCGCCGGCCTTCGCCGTGCAGGCGGGCCTCGGCTTCAGGCATCTGGTGGAGCCGCTGCCGCCTCTGCTCTTCTCGCCCTCAGGCTCGCGCGCCGGGCCCTTGCGGCTGGTGAGCGCGACCTTTCGCCTGCTGGAGACGGTGGCGCTGGCCGTTGATCTCGGCCGTGGCGCCGCGCCGGTGCCCTTCCGCCGCATGGACACGCCGATGCTGGATGCGGCGCCCCAGCGCTTCACCGGCGATGTCACGCTGCGCGGCCTGGGCTGGCGCCGTGACACCGTCCAGCCGCTCTGGCGCATCGAGGGCGATACGCCGCTGCCGATGACGCTGCTTTCCGTCACCACCGAGACCAGGATGACCGATTGATGGCCCAACTCGTTCCCATCGCGGCTGTCGCCGGCACGGCGGCTTCGCTCTACGGCACGGTGCGGCAGGGGCAGCAGCAGGCGGCCACTGCCAAGGCGCAGGCACGGCAGCAGCAGCAGGACCTGGATGCCCGCGCGCAGCAGCTTGCCAGCGCGCAGGCCGTCGAGGCGCGAAGCCGGCAGGACAAGCTGGAGCGCACCGTCTCCTCCACCCGCGCGCGGCTGGCGGCTTCCGGCGTCAACCCCGACCAGGGTTCGGCCGGCGCTATCACCGCCGGCCTGGCGCAGGATGCGGCGGAAGCTGCCGCTGACAGCGCCGGCACCTATGAGGCGCGGCTGGCATCCGGCCGCAGCAGCCTGCTGAATGCCGATGGCTCGCTGACCACCTGGCTGCGTGCCGGCAACAGCTTCGGCAGCGCCGTGCGCAACCTGCTGGACTGAAGACTTCGCGCCCCGCCGCGAGGCCCGGGCTTTCCCTCACCCTTTCGCATGAGAGATCCGAATGGCCGAGCATATCCGCATCGGCGACGTTGCGCCGCGTGTGCATTACGCGGCGGATGGCGCGCAGGCTGTCTTCATCTATCCCTTTCCGATCTTCCAGGTCGCTGACATGGAAGTCCGCGTGGATGGGCGCGTTGTCGCCAGCGGCTATGCGGTGCGCGGCGCGGGCGCCTCCGAGGGCGGCAGCGTCGTCTTCGCCAAGGCGCCGCAGGCGGGCAGCATGGTGGCCCTGCGCCGCCGCATGGTCATCGCGCGCAACAGCGACTTCCAGCCGAACGGGCTGCTGCGCGCCAATACGCTGAATGACGACCTCGACCGCCAGGTGGCGGCGATGCAGGAATTCCGCGACGACACCGGCAGCATGCTGCGCGCCAATCCGGGCGAGGCCCCCACCGGCCTGGTGCTGCCGGACCGCATGGCACGCGCCAACCGCGTGCTGGGCTTCGACAGCCTGGGCAATGCCACCGCCTTCACGCGGGAGGAGGGCGTGCTGCGGGTGCCGCAGGTGGGCGCCATCGCGCGCACCGTGGCGGACAAGATGGGCGAGGTGCTCTCCGCCCGTGATTTCGGCGCGATGGGTGACGGCATCAGCGACGATGGCCCGGCCTTGCAGGCGGCCATGAACGCGGCGGCCGGCGCCGGCAAGCATCTGCTGATCGGGGAGGGCAGCTTCCGCACCACCATGCCGCTGCTGCTGCCCGGTGCCGCGCCGGGCATGACCATGCGCGGCGTGATCCTCTATGCCGGCCCGGGCGGCCATGCGGCACTGACGCTGGGCGATGGCGCCGCGGCACGTAATGCCGCCAAGCTCTACAAGGGGCTGCGGGTGCAGCGCGCCACGCTGGCGGACTGGGTGGATGAAGCCGATATCGGCATTCTGCTGCGCAACCTCGATGCTTCCAATGTCGAGATTCGGCAGGTGGAAGGCTTCACCATCGGCATCCGCACCCAGGGCGTGGAACGTGGCTTCGAGGACAGCACCCTCCAGCTCGGCCGCATCGTAGACAACCGCATCGGCCTGGATATCCACTGCGAGACCGCGGCGGCCTGGAACAACAGCATCCGCTATATCGGCGGGCATTTCGCCAACTCCTCGGCGACGCATCCGACAAAGGACCGCTTCGGCGTGCGCTTCTCCTGCGCGCCCGGGGCCTACCCACGCCACAACGCGCATCTGTTCATCGGCCCTGGCTTCGAGCTGCAGCGCCAGGGAACGCCCGGCACTGTCGCCGCCATTCCCTTTCTGCTGGAGGCTGGGGATGAGCGCGGCATTGTCGCACGCGGCATGCGGATGGAGCAGTGCAGCCCCTTCGTGGCGCGCCACACAGGCGGCGCCAACGACTGCGTTTATGAAGTTTCCTATGTCGGCACCTATGCCTTCACCGGGACGGCGATCGAGTATACCGCCTCGGCCACGCGCGCGGGCGGCACGGTGATTCCGCTGCATCAGGCGGCGGCGGCACAGGGCGCGCCCCGGCTGGTGGCGGCGGCTGAAAATCTGCGGCAGCGCGCCTTCCGCCAAACCGTCGATACCAGTGGCGGCATCGGCTTCGAGCAGATGGCTGTGCTGTCTGGCAACCCCGACGGGCCGCCGAGCAACCTGACCGGCTTCGCTTTCGCGGGCCTGACGCTGTTCACGCTGAATGCCGATACCGTCGGCATTCCAACCAGCCGCGCCCTGGCCTTTGTTGTCGATTGCGGAGACTGCAAGGAGTTCTTCATCGCCGCCGAGGGCAGTGAGCTGCGGCCGGTGGTGATGCAATTCGATGCCAATGAGACTGTGCTGCCGGGTACCAGTCCGGCGCTGCTGTCCAACATGAATATGGTCTGGGCGGGAAGCCCATCCTTCTTCTGGGAAGGCAATGCCAATCTGGACAGCCTGGTGGGTGGGTTGGCCATCAACAGGCTGCAACGCGTCACGCTGCATGCCAATGCGCGCTTCGCCGCCATTGGGGTGCGTGGTGGTACGGCTAATGCGGTGCTGAAGGCGCTGCGGCTTTACTGCTCGCCCATGTATGCGCCGGCGCTGATCTATGGCGGCAGCCGTAAATGGGGCGTGCGGGAATACACCACCTCCGACAGCGGCTGGGTCCTGCCGGCGCTGGCGGCGGGTGCCACCGCGACGCGCGATATCGTGCTGCCTGGCGTGCGGCAGGGTGATTTCGTGCAGGCTTCCTTCGCCAAATCGGCCGGCTTTCAGAATGGTGGCGTGGTCTTCCATGCCAGCACCGGCGGCACCGGCAGCACCGACCAGGTGCGCGTCACCGCGCAGAACGTCAGTGGCGGCAGCGTCGATGTAGGCGCGGGAACGCTGTACCTGCGCGCCACCAAACCAAGGATCTGACCCATGAAAGGCATCCCTCCGGCGCTTGCCGTTGAGCTGGAATCGGCGGTGATGCGCGTGGTGGAGGATTATGGCGCCTTCATCGCGCGCGGCCCGGCACCGGGCACGCATGACGATGCCAAGGCCTTCGCCGCGCATCATGCCGCTGCGAAATCCGCCTTGGCGCATCTGGAGCATCTGCTGAAGCTTGCCCGTGCCGCCGGTGCGGGCGAGGAGGTGGCGGGTGTCGCCCAGGCCCACGCGCTGCTGCAACAGGCGCGCGGGGCGATGTCGGCCGAGGCACAGGAGGATGAGGAGGATGACGCCGATGGAGGAACCTCCGGCTGACCTGCTTGAGTTTGTCTGGGTCTGGAACACGCAGCTTGGCCAGGGCACGCCCGCCGTGCACCGCCGCATCCTGCGCTGGTTGAATGCGCGGAAGCAGGCGGGGGAGGGAAGGCTGCTGCTGATGGCCTTCCGCGGCTGCGGCAAATCCACGCTGGTCGGGCTTTACTGCGCCTGGCTGCTGGCACGCTGGCCGGAGACCCGCATATTGGTGCTGGCGGCGGACCATCAGCTCTCCACCAAGATGGTCGCCGCCGTGCGCCGCATCGTGGAGCGGCATCCGCTCTGCGCGCATCTGGTGCCCCAGCATGCCGAGGCTTGGGCCTCGGACCGGTTCATCGTGAACCGGCAGGGTGCCTTGCGAGACCCTTCGATGCTGGCTGCCGGGCTGGGCGGCAATATCACCGGCACCCGTGCCGATGTCATCATCTGCGATGATGTGGAAGTCGCCGGAAACTGCGACTCGCCAGGAAAGCGTGCCGAACTTCGGGAGCGGCTGGCGGAGACGGAGTTCATCCTGACCCCTGGCGGCACGATCCTGTATGTCGGCACGCCGCACTGCGCCGAGAGCCTTTACCTGCATCCGGATGAGGGGGGAGCCTTCCTCGGCAGCTACCGCCGCCTGTTGATCCCGCTGCTAGACGCGGCGGGACGCAGCGCCTGGCCGGAACGCTTTTCCGCCGACACCATCGCGCGGATGCGGGAGCAGGTGGGGCCAATCCACTTCGGCCGGCAGATGCTGTTGCGCGCGGTGGCGGGCGGCGCGGCGCGGCTCGACCCGCGCCTGGTCATCCGCTACGCCGAGGAAACCGATTACCGCGAGGCCAATGGCCGCCCGGTGCTGAGCCTGCTGGGCCGGCGCATGGTGTCCGGCGGTGGCTTCTGGGACCCCGCCTATGGCCGACCGGGCAGTGGCGATGGTTCCGTTCTCGCCGCCACCTATAGCGATGCCGAGGGCAACCATTACCTACATCGCCTAGCTTATCTGACGCATGACCCGGATGCGCCCGACGACCCGGCGACCCAGCAATGCCGGCAAGTAGCGCAGTTCGCGCGCGAATTGCTGTTGCCGGTGCTGCGGGTGGAAACCAACGGCATCGGCCGCTTCCTGCCCGCGTTGCTGAAGCGGGAAATGGCGCGCGCCGGTGCCGCCTGCGCCGTGGTGGAGCAGCACAGCCGCCATGCCAAGCAGGACCGCATCCTGTCCGCGTTCGACCCGGTGCTGGCGGCGCGCAAGCTGCACGCGCATGAGCGTGTGTTCCGCACGCCCTTTCCAACCGAGATGGCGGAATGGAAGCCAGATACGTCAGGAATGCGCGATGACGCGCTAGATGCGGTCTCCGGCTGCCTGCTGGCGGAACCGGTGCGGCTGCCTGGTGCACCGCCAGCGCCACGTGGGACGGGTTGGCGAGGCCTCTGACAAGCAGGACCGATCAGGAAAGGAGCGATGCATGGCGGTCGTTTCCCTGCGCGCCTATGACCATCTTCGGGATGGGCGGCCCGAGCATGTCGGCAGCTATACCCGAACGGCCCCGGATGGCAGGGCCGACGAACAGGCTGCCGGGTAGAGGTTCGACCGGACAAGCAGCCGTCGGCGGCTCGGCCATCAGTGCCAAGCTGAAGCTATCACACATCATCGCGATGGCGGTGGCGATTAACGCTCGCTTCAGCGTTCCCATGTCATGCTGCACCTGCACAATGGGCAAGAATGCTGATGGCTCAGGTCCTACCCTGCTCGCCTTGCTTCGCTCCGCCGGTGAAGAACTGGTTCGATACCGGCGGCAACTCGATCGGCACCTTTCGCTTCCGTGGCGGCCGGCAGGCACCAACCACGCGGGGGCTAATCCATGAAACGCCGTTCGGCCGCCGCTTCATCATGGCGCGCCCATCCGGCTTTCCCGCTCCGCCCTGGCAGCGGGATGCATGGTACGACTGGCATGCTGACTTGGCCTGGTCCGCCCGCCGTGCCCTATCCGGGCAGACGCCACGTCGGCTGATGCTGATGCTGGTGACCATGGACCTGCGGCGGCGCGCCGCGACCCTCTATCCCGTCTTTGACGCTCATCCGACGCAGGATGACCAGGACCAGACCAGCGCGATGGAGGCCGAGGTGACGGCCGATTTCGTGGACTGCGCCGACATTACCACCCACCCACTGCTGGCCCGTGGCAAGGGTAAGCTGCATCTGCCTCAGGGCATGGTGGCCTATCGCCGAAGAGGATAATCAACCAAGGGTAGAATTTCCTTGCTTGCCTTATCGGTTTCGGTTAAGCCTCAGCTTGTCAGCGGGTGAATTGCGCCCGCTGCCCGGCCGGCCCTCAGGCCACCTTCCTGACCTTCAAAATCTCGTCGGCATGCCGCACCCGCCCTGGCGCGGTGATGCGGAAGCGGCTGTCCGTGCCTTGCTCCGCCAGGCCCATATCCGCCAGCCGGTGCAGGCAGGGGCCGTCCTTCAGCCCGTCCGGCCGCCCAAGGCGCCCTACCAGGGTCAGCCGGTGCAGTGCCGATCGGCAGCAGGTCTCTAGGTAAGGCTCGTTCCACATCGTTCCAAAACGCAACTGGTTGCCGGAGGCGCCGGTGGCCCCCTGTAGCATGCAGGGTGGCCCCGGCGCCTCCTCCGTTCAAGAAGGCCGAGGAGGGCCGCATGAATCCCGCAGAGATGGAGCCGCAAGTGCTGGCCGCCGCGGTGCAGGCACCGATGATGGCCGCGTTGTTCTGGATGATGCATGGCTTGCGGCGTGGCCTGTCCGAGCGCCTGCCGCCTCTGGACGACCCGCCGCCGTCCCGCGACCCCGATGCGCTGAGCCGCACGCGCGATGAGCTGGCGGCGTTCAAACTGGAAGTGGCGCGGACCTATGTGCCTCTCTCGCTGATCCGCGACGTGGACCAACGGCTGACGCAGCAATTGCTGCGGATCGAGGAAAAACTGGATGCCGCGACCCGTGCCGCCACTGTGGCGGCTGCGGCGGTGGCGGCGCAACAGCCCCAGCGTGGCTGGCGGCCGGAGGACAGGGCATGAGCATTCTTTCCAACCCGCGGAGCGAGACGGCCACCGCCCTGGCGCCGGTGGATGTCTTCGCGCTCACACTCTGGGCCGAGGCCGGCACCCGCTCCGTCCGCGCCATCGAGGCGCTGGCGGCGGTGGTGATGAACCGGGTGAAGCGCGCCGAGGCCGGGGAGGCCGCGCGCTGGGGCAGGGGTGTGGCGGGGGTCTGCCGCGCGCCCTTCCAGTTCTCCTGCTGGAACCCGCGTCACCCCCGCCACCTGCTGATGATGGCGGTGCCGCCGGGTGACCCGGCGCTGGCCATGTGCCGCCGCATCGCCGCACGCGCCATGGCCGGGCTGCTGACGGACCCCACCTTCGGCGCCACCCACCACCATGCCGAGGAGGAGCTGCCCGCCTGGGCCGTCGCCCGCACGCCCTGCGCCGAGCTGGGCGGCTTTCTGTTCTATGCGGCGGAAGTCGTCACCCAGCATAAGAACAAATAG